TTGGCGACTGGTTGCGAGCCAAAGCCCAGCTTCGACTGTCTCTGTCCGCTTGCACGGTTGTTCGCCTCGATCTGAGCCGCGGCAGCGTCGTCGGACAGGAAGCTGAAGAACTGCTTCGTGCGCACCCACATGTTCTGGAACGCGTTGACGACCTTGTCGGCCAGGGACGAAGCCCAGTCGCCGACCGAGTGGCCGAAGACATTGAGCTTCGAGATCCAGTCGCCGAGGCCAGCGTCCCAAGCGAGCAGGATCAGGCCGATAGGACCAAGCAGGCGCAGCAGCCATCTCAGAATGAAGCCGATCGCCGTGCTGATAATCGGGCCAACACTGGCGACCATCGCGCCGAATCCGCCAAAAGACGCCCCGGTCACGCCAAGCATTGCACCGAGCGGCCCAAACAGGCGCGTCACACCCGAAATCATCAGGGACACGCTACCTAGCGCGCCAGTCAGGCCGAGAAGGAAGCCGAAGATCGGATGATCCTGGCTCAGATGGCCGAGCGCCTCGATGATCTTCGTAAAACCTTCCAGCAGCGGGTTCAGGACCGGCAGCAGGGTCGTTCCAATGGCGATGGCGAGGTCATTGATCGCCTTGCGGAACCGCTCCCAGTTTGCCGTAGACAACCCTTCGCCGTTCTTGAGTTGCTGGTCCTTGCCGGCAGCCTGGTTGATGTTCGCAGAATCCTTCTCGATCAGGTCTTTCTTCGACAGCAACTGGAATGCCGCCTCGGATGCATTCCGGTTCGGGAACAAGACATCGGTCTTTGACTTGACCGCGTTCAGGTCGTCCATGTTGACGCCCGCGGCGATCAGCGCCGGGCGCAGGTATTCGTCGACCCAGCGCTTGAAGTTTTTGCCGACGATATCCGTGCCGGCGATCGCGCCAGCTTGAATGCTGGTGACGCGGTTCGTGTTTGCGTTGACATTGACCTTTTCTGGGTCAACCAGGCCAAGCTTCATCCACTCGTCACGGTTTTTGGTCGTGATCGCGTTCGACTTCGTGATGCTGTTGACGAACGACGTCAGCATCGTGCCGACGCGACCGCCAGTGCCGCCGCCGATCGTGTCCTGCTCGATCATGGCGGCGAACGTCACCAGTGCCTCGTCGTCCATCGTGCGGCCAAGGCCACCCTTTGCGTACGTCAGGTTGCCGAACAGGTTGTTCGGGTTCACGCGCCCTTGCGTCGCGGCGACGATCTTCGTGACAAGATCCTGCTGCGCCGCCATTGCTGTCGGGTCCATCGTGACACCGCGGCCTTCCAGAAACTTGGCGAAGTTCAACGTACCCTGCTCGTCGAGCTTTTTACCGCTCGGCATGGACAGGTTGATGGCGAAAACCGATTGCGCGAAACCCTTTAGGCCGTCGGCCGCTTCGTGCGCGCTGCCGGTGGCGTTGCGCAGGTCGATCGCCATCTCGAGCAGTTCGTTCTGGTCGAACTGGTGAAAGTCGCGACCAGTCTGACGCACCGATTGGTGGATCGCATCCGATTCCCCGGGCGTCAGGTTCATGTTGCGCAGGCGGTTATCGGTGCGCTCGTATTCAGCAGCGTCTTCGATCGACGTTTTCAATCCTTTTTCGATCTTGAAAGCAGCCCACAGCGCAGCCATACCCTGAATCGAGCCGGCTAACGCGTTCACGTGCGTACCAGCTCCTTGCGCACCTGTGCCGACAGCATTCATCGCGGCGCCGGCTTCCGTGCCGGCAGCAACCGCTGCGCTTCCCATGCCAGCAAGACCGGTGCGGGTCAGCCCGAGTTGGCCGACAATGCGCTCGAGCGACACCGACAATGCGGCCATCGTCGTTTCCAGGCGCGCGGTTTCAGCCGACGCGGTGCCGGCCTGCATCCCGATTGCACCCAACTCAGCGGCAGCGCCGGCCGAGTTGGTCTTGATCAGGCCAAGCGAAGCGCCAAGCGCATCCATGCCAGCCGCAAGACCAGTCATGCGGCTAGATACACCGGAAACGGCGGCTTCCAGACCTTCCAGCGTCGAAATGAACGCCCTGACCGGAGCACTGGCCGTGTCGACCAGGTTCAGGCGCATTTCGATGTTCATGGATGCCATGTGTTCTCGCTCGGATGTGCTAGATTGAGTAAATGCAGGAGCTGCTGAAAAAGCTTTGCTACTATTCCTGGCTCGGCATCATCGCTGCATGTGCCGTGTGGATCGTTTCGCGCGCTCCCTGGTACTACACGCTGGTCGCATTCGTCATCTCGACGATCGCCGTACGTCAGGCGCGTGTGAAGCTGCAGGAAACTGCCGATCGCCTGCGCTCAGCAGACGTTTCCGGCCTGTCCCCGCTTGCCTACGAGGAATACTGCGCGCTGCTGCTAAGTGACGCCGGCTGGCGAACGCATACGACACCGCTGCAGGACCAGGGCGTCGATGTGATCGCGGTCCTGCGCGGCACCAAGGTCGCGATCCAGTGCAAGATGTACACGCACCCGGTCGGCAACCGGGCTGTCCAGGAAGTCATCGCAGGCCGGCTGTATTACGGCGCGCATTTTGCCGTTGTGGTCAGCCCGGCGTCATACACGTTCTCGGCAACAGAGCTTGCCGACAGAGCGCAGGTGTTGCTGCTGCACCATGATGAGCTTCATTTGCTGGAGCGGCTTGCGAAAATACGCTGAGGTCAGAACTTTCGATGCTTGACGTCAGCCATCGTGCAGGAACCCTTTGTTACCGTGGCGTGCCTGGTGTCGTCCCACTTTTGCAAAGCACGCTTCCCACTCTCGGACAACTCGGAGTAGAACGTGCGCACAACCGATAGATTGGAGCGATCGATCTTGTACGCGACGGTCTTGGTGAAGGTATCGCTCACCGACTCGACGTTGTACCCGACTTCGCGCACAGTAAAGAAGCCCTTGGCATTGAAGGCCGAGCCATCCGCATCCGTGTGGGTGACATTGCCGCTGGCTTCGTCGAGCTTCACCGAGAACCGGAATTCGCTCGCCGCTCCGGGTGGTGGATTATCGAATTTCGTGACGCAATCCAGATAAACTGGCGCGGCGAAGGCGATATTTGCCGACGACAGAAGCGCCGCTGCGAAGGTTGTCTTCTTCATTTCCTGCTCCGTTAGAGAAATGACAACCGACTCTACCACGCTCCTCTTTCGCGTGCATCAGCGATTTATCGTCATTTCTCTGCCGGTGCGGTCAATACCCTGATCGCATCGTTGATCTTGTCGCCGTCCGCATTCGCCGCCATGTAGCCGTGGGCCAGACGTTGTGCCGCCTCTTCGCGCTCCAGAACAGTCGATTCGCGGATAAACAACTTGATCTGGCTCAGGGTGTAGCCGGGGATGTCGCCCCATCGGTGGCCGGCGCGGATGAGTCTGGCGACGATGGCGCCCCAGTCCCACTCACGGCTTGAGTGAGGCGTTGCAGAACGGGAGACATCCGCTGGACGAAAAAATCCCGGTTCACCTGGATGACTGCCGCCATCAGGGCCAGGCCTTCGTCGGACGGGAGCTTGTCGAACCAATCGCGCTTCTTGTTCGCCGCCAGGCACAGCAGTGCGAGCAGATCCTCGCCGCCGGCCGACGCGATCTCGATCAGGTTTCCGCCCTCGATGACGCTCTTGATCGATGCGAAGCACTTCGCTACCTTGGGCAGCTGGCCGAACACGAACGGGGAAACGGTGATCGTCTCCCCGCCAGCGTCGACCGTCTGCCCGGGGAACAGGGCTTTCAGGTCTTCGCTCATGGATTAGGCCTTGGTGATCGTGAAGAACTGCGACAACGGCGACGCGGTGGTCGGCAGCGGCTTAGCCTGATCCTGCAGCAGCATGCCGTCGAGCTCGAAGGTCATGTGTTTTCGCTCGATCATGTTCAGCGTCTTGGCCATATCCGGCGCCCACTGGTAGCACTCGACGCGCACCGGCTGGTTCGAGTTTGCCGTGTTGATGCCGAGTAGCATGATCGAAAACACCGGCTGGTTCGCGGTGAAGGCTTCGACCTTGCCGCTGTAGGCAGCGTAGGCGTACGACACCGTGGTGGTCAGCGGGAAGGTCGCGGTCGACGTCGGCAGGATCGTCACGGCGCCGAGGTTGCCGTCGACGATGTAGTCCGTGCCTTCGGTCAGGCCGGAAATCGCGACGGTCGACACGCCCGGGTGTGCCAGCGGTGCGGTCGAATCGGCGTACAGCGTGATCGGCTCGCTCGAGACGGTGCCGCCAGCCTGCGCGCCGGATTGGGTGCCCCAGACGGCGCGCTCCCAGTTGTCCAGCTTGATGTTCAGTAGGCGCATCTTGACCGAGATCGAGGTTTCGGTCGGGATGTGCGCCGCGGTCAGGCCGAGGCCGGTCTGGCTTTCGTTGATATCCTCGAACTTCTGCTTCGGGTCGATCGTGAACATGTCGGCGTCGCCAACCGCCTTGTAGCCGCCGATCATCGCACCGTTCATGGTGCGCGCTGCGAGGAACAACTGCCCCTGAAACAGGCCGTAGGAATTGTCGTTAAATGCCATGATGATTTACCTTTCGGGGGAGTTGATTTAGGCCGCTGCGATGCTGCGATCGGTCTTGGCAACGATCTTGACCACGTTGCCGGCGGTGCCGCCAGAGCTCACGGTGATGCCAGTCACGTCGATGAACACCTTGGCGACGTCGGACAGGTTGGTTTCCGCGCCATCGGTCAGGGTCGTGATCGTGGCGGTCACGGTCGCCGTGGTACCGTCGAACTTCTTGCCGACGATCGACAGATTCGTGCTGCCGGTCAGCGCGCCGACGTTCTTCGCCACCAGCTTGGCACCCGAGTACTTGGTCTTGTCGATCGCAGCCAGGTGGGTGAAGGTGCCGGCCGTCGCACCAGTCACGTTCACGCGGGCGATGTCCAGATCAGCGCCGATGAACACGTTCTTCGCCGACAGCGTTTTCAGGTGGTCCGTGAAGGCGCCATGGAAGCGCAGCGTCGGGGCGCTCGCGTTCAGCGTCGACAGGTACGCATCCAGACTTGCCACGCCGGCGTAGCGCTTCAGGTGGTTGTCCAGCGCCCTGAGCATCGCGCTGATGCCCGGGATGCCCAGCAGGAAGCCCGTAGGCATCACCGGATGCGATTCATCCAGGTCGCGCGCTGCCGGAAGCAGATCGGCGGTGACCGCTTCGTCGTTGGAGTCGAGCAGGTATTGCGCGATGCTGTTCCCGCCCGAGAGCACGGCGTTGCTGGCAGCATCGAGGCCCGCGGTGAAGGAGGCGTCGAAATTCGGATCGCCCACCGACATAGCAGCGAAGCGTGCGAGCTTGTCGCCGATTTCCTGCAGGGCGGCGTTACTGATGAGAGGCATGGTTGTTTCCTTATCTTCGGAGGTAGAGAAACCCGCTCAACGCGGGCGGGATGCTGCTACATGACTGCGTCGACGGTGTAATGCTGTTCGTAGGCGAGGCGATCCGGGTAGACCATTGCGAGCTTCTGGCCAGTGAATCGCCAACGGTGACCGGATGGCGCGGGCTTTCCGTTGCCTCGCACCGCGGTAATTACGGATTCGAGCAGCGGGAATTGGACGTTCAAGAGGTCGTCCTGGCTTACGTACTGCACGTAGATCACCACGCTGAATACCTGCTGGATGTTCTCGATCAGTGGGACCATGCCGCCGAATCCGCCGCTTTGCGAGGTTCCGTAAGGCTGCTCGTTAACCTGATCCTTGCCGAACATGATCCAGGCGGCAGGAAGGGGGATCTTGGTCATCGCCGGATCAGCGCCCCGCCCGCCTAATGCCAGGCCTGCAGTCGCAATCCCTTGCACGGAATTCACGCGCTCAACCAGGTCGGCGGCATTCTCAGAGATCATTCTTGCGCTTCCTTTCCGGCGTGCCGGGTGTGTTTTCAGCCAGTTCCAGCCGTGCGGCGCGTACGCCAAGCGTGGCGCGGATGACGAAATCCGCCTCTTCGTCCGGTAGATCAACGAGTGCGCCGGCGGGATGGCGGATCACCTTGCCATCCTTGTGCTGGTCATGGTTTTGAAACAGGCGCACCGTTTTCACAGCAGCGCCTCGATGAATGCAATCGCACTGAACTCGACCTTGGTGACTTCCGCATCGGACCAGCCGAGGAACGGGCGCGCGGCCATGTGCTCGGTGCCATCCTGCAGATAGCCGGCGTACCCGACTTCGGTTCCGATCGTCACGCCGCCGCCATCGGTCTGAAACTTGATCGAGTTGAGCAGGTCGCCCCTGTCCCACAACAGCCCCTGCCCCGCGTTACCCTTCTTGATGCGGTGTCGCTCGGTACTTGGCTGCCACGGCGACCATGGCTGGCTATCTGGGTCGTGCTTCGATTGCTGGATGCGCGCCTGTGCGGCTTGCTGCGCCTGACGTCCAACTAGTTCCATCCATGGCGACATGTTGAGCATGGCGAGCCGGTTCAGGCCTGCGAGCGCCTGGCTCAGATCGATGGTCATCGTCATATCGTGATCAGCCTCAAGTGCGCAACGTAGCCGATGCTGGTGTAGTCGGGTGCATCCACCACGTAGCGGATGCCCTCCTCGTCCTGCACAACGTCGTCCTGTTTCAGCATCCCTTCGGGCAGCGGGATGAAGGTCGTCCAGTGCGTCACCGCCTGCCCCATCGTGGCTGCGTATTGCGCCTGCTTGATGTCTTCGCGCTTGAACTGCATGAAGACCGGGATGCCGGTGGCGTAGAACTCAATGGTTTGATTGCCGTCCGCATACGAGCCGCGCCCAACAGAAATCACGTGGTTCGTTGATACCGCCTGAATCGGCAGATTCGGTTGCATATCGCCGATGTAGAACGTGCCAGCCGGACCCTTCAGGATGTCGCGCTGCTGCAGGATCCGCCCATCGGCGTAGCAGTACCAGGTCGCAGTCTGGTACTTGTTCGGGATCGCAAACTTCTTCTCGGCGGCGAGTGCTACCGGGATGCGCGCGATCTTGTAGAGCTCATCCGTCACCGCGATTGGATCATCGAAGCGATAGACGTCGTACATGAAGCCAGCCTTTGCAGCCAGTTTCGCGTAGCTGGCGTAGAGCAGGCCTTGAAGACGGTCCCCGGTCATCATTCCAGCCTCAGCGTATCGATTCCGTTGCCGCAGCCGACGTCCAGTGCGCACGCCACTTCTACGGCCTTGCGCGCACTGTGGCCGAGGTGCATGGAGGCCAGTGCGAAGTCGGCGCCAGAGCCAATTGCAAACATCTTGTTCTGCAGGATGATGGGCGACGGCCCTGACAGGTACATGCGCACCTCTTTCGCCGGCGTAATCACCAACAGGGTCGCGTAGCAGCCGCCCTCTGCTCGATTGTTCGGGTACATCTCAGGATTGCATCCCTGCTGATACCACTCGCGCAGGGCGCTGATGACGTCAGAGTCTCCTGCACCGCCGATCAGAGCCCCATCAGGCGCGCGGAAGATCTTGATTGCTGTCGCCGGATAACCGTTGCAGTCGACGCGCTTGTCTGCCGCCAGGGTGCGGCCATCCCAACAGATAACAGTCATGCTCGCACCAGATTCAAGCCGCCACCGCCACCAAGTTCCGGTCCAGGCTTGAAGCCGAGGTACGCGCACATCCGGCGCCGCACCGAGTCAAATAGCCGCTCGCGGTCCGCCTGCTCGTTGGTATTGCGCTGCCACACAGCCGCCACGTTCGTGTCGAGGTTGTCGCTAACCGTGAGAATGGCCGCCTCGAGCGACTCCAGTGGCGTGAGGAATTTCTCGATCAGAACCGTCTCTTCGCCATCGGCCAGGTTTGCGAGCTTTTCCGTGATCGACACGGGAAATTGCGAGCGATCCCACGCTACCGTATAGATGGTGTCCGGATAGCCGGCATTCAGCGTCGGATAGCCCATCCAGCGGCGGACGTCGACCTTTTGTGCGTCGGTGAGCATGGCGTTGCCTTATTCAGTGCCGGAATCTGGCGCGCTGCCCTTCGATTTGGCACCGCGCTTCGACCTAGCCGGCGCTTTTGCCGACTCACCCGCATTCCCATCGAGCTCAGTAGGCTCATCCAGGCTGCGCACGTCTGCGTACGCTTCCATCACAGCAGGGAAATTCCCCTTGACGAACACGATGTCGAAGTCTTCGCGCTGGTCTGCCGTGAACAGTGCACCATCGCGAATGCGGACAGTGCATGGCCTTTCGGCGCGCATCTGGTCGGCGACAGCTTTCACGCCAGACCAATCGTTCGAGGCGTAGATGCCGATGTTGTATCGCATGGTTTTCCTTGATGACGGACCCACCG